AAATAGAATTTAATCTTCTAGCAAATCTTTTCCGTGATTACACACCACCAACATATCCATATGAAGTAAGTGGTGGCGATCCAAATATTAAGCAATCAGACTTTGATGACAGAATTGATGTTATGCCTGTATCAGACCCTAACATCTTTTCAACAGCTCAAAGAATTGCAATTGCTCAAACAAGTTTACAGCTCGTGCAATCGAACCCACAAGTTCATGGACCAGCTGGAATGTATGAAGCGTATAAAAGAATGTACGAAGCATTGGGCGTGCGTAATATTGAAAAAGTATTACCACCTCCTCCACAACCTCAACCTCAAGACCCTGCTATTGAAAATGCTAAAGCTATACAAGGGCAGGGACTACAGGCTTTTCCAAAACAAGATCATCAAGCACATATTGAGGCACATTTAACATTTATGCGAACACCTGCTGTTATGGCTAATATTAATATTATTGGTCTTTTAACTTCACATATGTATGAGCATGTTGCGTTACAAGCGAGAGAATTAGTTGAAGCAGAATTTGGACCTAAGTTGCAAGAATTACAGCAACAATATAATGGACAAATTCCAGAAGAAGCTATGCAACAAATACAAATGGAAATAGAAAATGAAGTTGCTCAACGCATTGCTGAATTGTCTGCTAACTTGTCTGAGGTTCTTGCTCCAGCAGGTAATGAAGACCCACTTGTAGAAATACGAAAACAAGAGTTAGCATTACAGGGTGCACGCTTACAACAAGATGCAAAAGAGTTTGAAACAAATACTGTATTAAAAGCTCAACAAGATCAAATGAGCAATGAATTAACAGCACAAAGAAATAATATTGCACAACAAACTGCTGATGAAAGAACACAAGTTGCGAGAGAAAGAATAGACGCTCAAGAAGAAATGGCAGCGTCAAGAATTGCTGTTGAATTAGAAAAACTTAATAAAGAAAGAGTTCAAGAGTCGATTGATGTTCAACGCTTAAGAGATTTATCTCAAAGAAATTAGGAGGCAAACATGGCTGAAGAAAAAAAGACTAAAACTAAAGCTAAAACTAAAGCTAAAAGCAAAGACCCATTAAGTAGAGTTGGTCTTGTTAGAGCTGTTAGAACAGCAACCAAAAAATAATTATTTTTTTAAGAGGAGAAAAAAATGATGGATGGGGTTGAATTAATCCAAAAAATACTACATATTATTCGTGAACAAAAGGAGAGTGTTCACGAAAAAGTAACTTCAGGGAACTGCAAAGATTGGGAAGCATATCGGTCGTGCATAGGTCAATTACAGAGTCTGGCTTATGTGGAGCAAGAGATAATCGCTCTGGTGTCACAGGAGGATAGTGACGATGGCTAAAACAAAGCTGTATGTACCCGATAGGTACGCTGATAAAAAAGTGGAGAAGAAAGTAGAAAAGGAAGAGAAGCCTGAACTACAAGTATCCGATGCTTACACTGAAGAAAACAAAAGAGTACTTGATCCAAGTCTTCTTAAAAAATCCGCAAAAGAAAGAATACCACAACCCACAGGATATCGTGTGGTTGTTATGCCTTTTCAAGGATTTGAAAAATCTAAAGGTGGCATTGTTATTCCCGACGAGACACGAGAAAGAGAATCTTTAGCTACGGTCGTAGCTTATGTGGTCACTTTAGGCCCTGATGCTTACAAAGATAAAAAGAAATTTCCTAACGGAGCTTACTGTAAAGAAGGCGAGTGGGTAATTATTAGTAAGTACGCTGGAACAAGAATTAAACTTGCTGACGGCGAAATTAGGATTTTAAATGACGACGAGATTCTTGGAACTATCTTGGAACCAACTGATGTTTTTACAATATAGGAGTGTCTAATGAATGATGAAACAGAAGAAGCAAAAATAGTTGAAGTTGAAGAACCAGTAACTATTGATGAAAGCCAACCGGCTATTGTTGATGTAACTGGCAATGAAACTGAAGCTACTGGTGAGCCCGTCTCTCAAGGATTAAGTGAAGAAGAACTTGATAAGAGAAGAGATAAAACCCAAAAACGAATTAACAAACTTGTTGCACAAAGAAAAGAAACTGAAGAAAGAGAAGCTGCTGCTTTACAATTTGCTCAACAGCAAAAATCAGAAGCTGACGCTTTAAGAGCACAACTTTCTAGTTTAAATACAGGTTACAGT